ATAAGAAGGAGTATTTGTATAATAGTCTAATATAAGTGTTTGCTTGGAAACCTCTACAAATGTTCCTCTGATAAAGTAAACACCATTATCAATAAATGCTGCTGAACCTGTAGATGTTGCATCTTGAGAAATTAATGATGCAAATACGGTTCCTGCACTAATTGTAGTATTGCCATATGTAACATTTTCACTTGCAAATAACTGTTCCCCATCTTGAAATGTATCTACTTCTGCATCCTCTCCAGATTCTCCATATTTTACATAAATTGTAATGTCAGTTACTAGATCACTATCAGATGTAAGTGCAACTTCCTGAATAGATGCTGTCACACCCGAAAGTTGTCCTGTAATCTTCTTTCCAATAAAATTCTTAATATAAACAGATATATCTATTCCTAAATTAACTGCATTTAATTTTACTGCAGAGAACTGATTATCAAAAGTTACAGATCCTGGAAGAACCATAGATCCTTCTTTAAAAATATTTCCACCAAAAGACTCTACTTGATTCTGTAAGATGGACTGGAGAGTTGTTAATTCTCTAGCCTGAACTGGATATCCTGGTTTAAATAAAACTTTATAAAAGTTTTTATCCCCATCAAAATCATCATAATATGGGCTAATATTTAAGTCGGTTTTTTGTGCCATCTTTTTTTAAAATTCTAGAATGATTTTGATGTCTTCTTTTTGTCTAGAGTCTCTCTCGACAATGGGTCTATTATCAATATAAATTATATCCCCTGTCTTTTTATTTATCTCCGGATTTGCAAGTCCACCCGTAAAATTGACCCCTAGATTAATTTGCTTATTATTAACAACTACAACACTACCATCTAAGTTAGTATTAATACTTGCCGTTCCTGAACTCTGACTAAATTCAATAATATTAGTAGAATCGAATGCTATTATATTTGTTGTACTGTCACTAAGTGTTTGATCTACCTTATTTCCAAAACATAAGGATCTGTCTTGATAATATTTCAAAACTTTAGTATCTTTATCAAATGATGCTACATATCCTTTTGCTCCAGTTACACTTTGAGTTATTTGTTCACCAATAAATACATCTCTAGATTCTGATAGTCCAATACCAGAAAGGGATGAGAATGTATTTCCAGTAAAAGTTACTCCTGCTCCAGAAAATGTTTCAGGATTTTTTATAATTCCAACTTGAGCAAATTTAGTGTCTATTGGAAAATCTTTAGTTGAATCGTCGAATCTTGCATACATCAATACTTTATCTGTTCCCAACTCCTCATAAATGTTATAACCATGACCTTTTGATGGGGGAATTATGGGTATTAATTTAGCCGGATTACCAGTTGTAGATAACTTAATAATTCCATAAGTATATCCTTTTCCACCATTTGTCACCGTAACACCAGTTATTGTACCTTCACTGTCTGTTGTAATTGAAACTTTACCTCCAGTTCCATCTCCCAAAATATTTGTAGATGTACCTGAAGTATATCCTGATCCACCATCTTCAATATATACTGCTTTTATTTGATTATTATTAGTATCAGAGTTTCCTCCTTCTCTAATCGTTTGAATACTGGAATCTGTTGTAGTCAACCAATCATTAGGAACTGTAATATACTCTGTAGAATCAAATTTAATAACGTCTGACGGAGAAATGCTGAATAGATATTTCCATCTATATCCATCAGACCCTACAACAGACGGTTCTACATCAGTCTGTGTTGGTTCTATTGTTGATCCTGTAACAGTGGGATCATTACCATCAGGAGTAGAAGAACCATTATCTATGCAAATATAAACTTTAAATTCACTTGTAAGAATGTAATAATTTGCATCATATAATCTTACTGTTTTAGATACAGGAGTTTCATTACCTTGTCGATAATCATGACGATACATGTCGTAAGGAGTATTTGCAACCCATTCAACCTTCCTTATGACTCTTCTAGCATTTTCTGATGTAATTTTCTTACCAAATAAACTAGTATCTCTATAATGAGACAAATATTGAAAATTATCTACAGGATTATTAGTTGTGCTTGTATTCCAATTAGGGTCTCTACCAAATGCAGGATCAGGACTAGTTGGATTTGATAACCCCAAGAAAGCATAATAAGAATTATTACTGATAGACTCTACAAAAGAACCAGCATTCAATATTCTAAATTGATCTGTTACGAATGCGGACATATTAATAGTTTTTTATATATTTATAATACAATTTTAGTTTTCAATTATACTTCTCTTTTGGGTAATGCTCCAGTTTTTCTAATACCAATACCTCTTCTCTGAATTGTTGGGTATGTTGTCAATCCTGATACAGTATTGCCAGTAACACCAATTGATATTGGATTTGTTCCTCTTATTACTGTGCTTGCATCTTGAGAAATTTTTCCCCACGAGTATTTTCCAACAGAATTTAATATATTTCCAATAGTTCCAAGTCCAACTATATTGGAATTTGAATCTACATTACATGTAATAATTCCAACCGAATCATCGTTAGATATTGCAGAAACATAGTAAATATTGTCTAAGAAAGTAGTTCCAATTCCAACAACTGCAGAATTTGAATTATCGATTGATGTAACTCCACTACCAATTTGTGTATCATATATGTAAATTGGATATCCTGCCGATAATCCAGCAAAGTTATTGCTATCAATAATTGTAAATTGAAGTGCTAAAGGAACACCAATTCCAGATGTTGTTGTAATACCAGTTACAATTCCGGAGAAACCTTCAATCAAACCAAATCCTTCAATTTTTTCAATATTAAGATTTGGAGTTTCGGCAAATATTATAGGAGCAACTGTATAACCAAGTCCAGGATTGGTAATTGTAGTTCCGGTAACTACCCCATTCGTAATAGATGCCGTTGCCGTTGCTGCCGTTGCTGTTGTTCCTATCCCTACAAATTTTAGATTTATTATCGTTTGATTTGGCAAATATCCAAAACCAGAATTAGTCGTAGTTATTCCATTTACAGATCCATTTCCATCAATCGAAGCAGTAAATAAAGCAGTGACTGGATTAGTATCTTCTATAATAACCACATCTAAAGGAGTGGAAGAATCGGTGTATCCATTATCAGTTTCATAATTAAATAATTCTACATTATCAACAAATATTTCAGTGTCCGTTGTAGACACATCTTTGATAATTCTTGCAGTTGGGAAGATTAACGGTTCTAATACATCTCTTGATTTATAAACATATTGACCATTAATTTTTTTATCAGTTTTTTGCTTTGTCCAAGATAATGGTTTATAATTAGTTTCATCAACTCCTAATCCAGTATATCGATCAGTTTCGAATTTATCGGAGAAAGTTAAGTTATAAACTGTTCTTTCATCTTGTGTTATTGTATTTGGATAAATGTTATTACTTATAACTTGAACAATATCACCAGTTTCTATAGTTGGTATGATATCATCAATTAATATAGAATCAGTTCCATCAATACCTTTATAGAAGTAAATTTCAACTTCATCTTGAGGTAGTGGTGCTCTTGTAAATGCAAATGATGTCCCACCCTCAAAGACATAATTTTCTACTGGCTTCTGTAACACTCCATTAATAAAAATTATAAGAACATTATTAATATTTTCTTCAATTGGAGAATTTTCTTGAGGTTCAAAGCTCAGAAGTGCTGAATTGTAATTAAGTGGGAATCTAACTCTTGATCCATCTTGTAAGTTTTGAATTGAATCAATATAATCAAGTTCACCAAATTCCCAAGCAGCAAAATTATCAGAGTAAGTATCAATCACTGTAATCTCAAAATCTGATATTGGGGAAGATAAGAAACCATCAGTAACTAATCCAATAGGTTTAAATACATCACCTCTTCTGAAATTATATCCCGGTCTTGAGAATTTAACTTCACTTACTTCAAATAAAGTAGATCCTATTCCCGTAGATCCACTAACTTTTAAATCTAATAATAATCCATTACCCGTATCAGTTGTTGCTCCAATTCCTAACCTAGAAACACCAACTATTGGTAGATTGCTATATGATGGATCAGAAACAAATATTTCTGGATTACTATAATTAGTTCCACCACTAACAACATTGAACGATAGAGTTCCTCCAACACCAATATTTGCCGTAATTGTTGCTACATCACCAGAATGTCCATCTTCATATACAGTTACTCCGATAGAAACTAATCCATTATATCCAGAACCTTGTCCTGTTGTTCCTAACCCTACAGATACAATAGAACCTCCTGCACCAACAACAGCAGTCACAGAAGCACCTACAAGTGGTGCAAAACCAAGTCCAGGTGTGGATCCATATGAAACTATAATTCCACCTCTTGGAGTTTCATTCTGATTGACATCATAGTCAGAAACTATGTATTGAAGTGAGTCATTGAAACTTGTAATACCAGAGAATTCTACAGTTGTTATTCCTGCACTAGTGTCTTCTAAAATTTGATAATTAAATCTCGTTGGATTATTATCAGTTTTGGGTGATTGATAAATGTTATTAATGAATACTAAACCACTTGCACCTTCTGTTCCAATTCCTGTGGTATTTGCACCACCAACTTTTAGTGTGAATGTTCTTCCAATTCCGGTAAATTCGTCAGATAAATCATCATAAACTTTATTATTATCATAATTAGATTTAAAAAATACTCTACCAGTAAATGATGAGGTTTCGAAATCTAAATTATTTTTTGTTTTTGTGATTTGTGGATTGCCTCTTGGTGCTTCTGTAAAATAAATTTCACTGTCTTCGATATTAAACGATCCTTTATAGATTCTTACTAAGGTGGAATCTGTATGAGTTGATGCAGAAGAACCTACAAATCCTCTCTTAACTTCAACTAAATTTATAGTTCCATTATTTGTAATTGGTCCTACATTGGTTGTTCCTAATCCAACATTAGTTACACCCATGTATTCTTCATCAACTTTTAATATATCTCTTGGATTTATCGTAGAGATTCCACTTAAAGAAACAATAGTAGCATTATTGTTTAGAGAACCACCAACATTTCCACTCAAAGTATGTGTAATCTTAGTAGGTGCTATCGGATATTGAACCAATTCATCAATAGTTAGTATACACTTAGTGTTTCTTTCTTTCATAGTAAATCTATGAGCATTACCTTCTCCAAGACCGGTAAAAGTCACTCCAGTTTCATTTGCAGCTGCTGTAGTTGTTATTGCTACTTTGAAAGTATTTTCGGTTAATTTGATAGCATATACTGTTGATGGCAATTCTCCACTAGAAGTAACCACTGCACTAGTTCCAACACCAACGATTGTGGAGTTTGGAGTATAAATTAATTCCTCTCCAGTTACAAAGAAATGATTTTGAATTGTAAATATTCCAGTAGATGCATCTAACGCAGATGAATTTGGATCAAATTTCTTTGAGAAAATTGGAATACCATTATCAGTTAATTCAAAACTATCTTTATTGATTCTATCGAGATTAATAGCATTATAGAATTTTTCATCAATACTTTCAGTTACAGCACCATAAGATAAATCTAAAGGTTCATTAACAACATCTACTTCAGAATAAAATGATTTACTGAATACTTCAATATCAATTTGATCTGTTTGATTTGAATCTGGGAAGAATTTAAGTATCAAATCACTTCCAGATATTTCTCCACCAAATGTTCCAATACCAGAAGCATCATCTAATTCACTATCATCATTAGATACTGAAAGGAAAGGTAATTGTTGTGTATAAACATCGGTTCCTTCATCAATTAACATAACCTGATGAAGTGCTTTTGTAGAACCCATACTTACTTGAATTAAAGATTTTGATGCATCAAATAAAGATCTATTTAAGGTTTGAATTGTTGTAGAAGAACCACTCACCGTGGAATAATATCCTGAATCATAAATTACGCTTCTTTCTTGTCCATCAATTTGATCAGAAGATTTAAATCTGTATGTACCAATTCCAGTAGATGTTGTGCCAAATCCAACAATATTAGTTCTTATCTTAAGTTGATTGGAAGAAGTATTTTCGTGTATTAGTGATAAAACCCCACCTCCCAAGTCAGTGCAAGTGAATATACCTATTTGATTTCCTGTTGAAGAACTTAAAACATTGCTATCAATATAATATTCAGATATGAAAGTATTTGTTCCAGCAATAGAAACATACAATCTTACATAATTCATATCATTAGTGAGAGTATTAGTTACTTGTGCATTAACATAAAGAGATTCGAAATTATTAGCATCTAAAGAAATAATTGTTGCAGTTCCAATTCCTACACTAGTATTTTCTATATCAACAGAACCTGTCAGATTAATAAAACCTATAGATTGTGTTCCAACTCCCGATACATCTGAATTAAATATTTGCTTAATTACTTTTAGATCATAATTTGTATTCAATGCATCATTAGGAACGAATCTTAAGAAAGTTTTTTCATTTTCGTCTGTAAATAAGTCAAAAATACCATAATTAAATTCTTGTCCAGATACTGACTCATTTTCAACAATGACTGATTCTAATTCATTTTTTAAAATAGTAATATCTGTTAACTGAAGTTCAGTACCATCTTCACTGGATACTCTTAATAAGTAATTAAAATATGTTCTATTGTCAAGTTCGTCTACTAATAAAAATTCTGTAGATTTGGATTCTGAATTTGAGAACTGATTTTGAAGATCGTCAATTGTTAATACATTAAGATTTTTCAATTCTGTATAATTTGCAAGTCTTTTACCTTTCAATTTTAAGAATTTTGATTTTGAATCTACAACATCAACATCAATAACATTATCAAAATTATTAATAGTGTCTACTCTTTTCTCATCAATTAAATCATAAATTATAGTAATTCCATCATTAGTAGTTGTTAAACCTGAACTGGTGTTTGAAGATATTCCAGTATCTGCAAAATTTTTCAATCCACTTGTATGAACTAAACTTTCTACTGGAGATTGCTGATCTTTATATGTTATTGAACTCTTTACGGAATATGATAAATTTTGATAATAGTTATTATCTGGAGTGACCTGAAAATCTTCACTCAATTTTCCAGTTTCAGTATCCCAACCAATATCTTTTATATTAGAGTATCCAACATTAAATGTTCCTTCATTCAAATTCAAAGATTTAATTGTTGCAACAGAACCAGATTCATTTCCAGTAATAACTTCACCTACTGATAACTCATATGATCCCAAAACTTTTACAGAATCCCCATCACTTCTTGTAACTTCCAAATCTCTTATTATCTGATTTGAAGATAAAGTTTCTCCGATAAAAAATTTGGATGGTTCTTGAACTACCTTAAAATTAGGATAATCATTTTTATTAATTATTACCCCACTAAAATCTTGAATTGTTTTTGCAATTCCAGTATTTGTAGTGAATTCAGATACACCAATAGAAACTACATCATTAAGTCCCTTATTATCATATCCAGTTACTTTAAAGAATCTAAATCCATAATCAGAAGAATTGAATCCATCTCCATCAGAACTGGATTTTATAATACCTTCAATGAATACTTCATCTCCCTCAGCAAATGGAGGAGTATTAAAAGTATTTCCAATACCGGGTGTTGATATTGTGCATGTGAAAAAATCCGTATTTGATGACCCTACCTTTTCAATTGCAACACCATTATTATTATTTGTTGCAAAAACTTCTATAGTTTCATCAGGTAAACCTTTTGGTTGTATTTTAATATCTAAAGAAGAAATTGCAGATCCTGTTATTTTTGCTTCAATCAATCCAGAATTTATTACACTTCTTGTTGTTGGATTGATGAGAGTAATAAATGGTGCAGATACATAACCTTCACCTCCACTAACTAT